CCAGGTCTGGGGCCAGTACACGAAGCGCCGCCCCCGGGCTCTGACCCTCGATCCCATCGACTGGCTGATCACCGGCGACGCCGACGACGTCGAGCGCCACCAGCCGGCTCACGATTGCGAGACGTGCAAGGCTGGGAACCGCCAGGCCCAGGAGTACTTGCGGGCCAATCCCGGCAAGCGCCTGGCCCTCGGCAACCTGAGCTACGTGGAAATCTGGGGATAACAGGTAGATTGTGATCATGCAAGTCATCGAAGCCATCGACAAGCTGGAGCACGTCGCTGAGGACGCCGAAGTGATCGTGTCCATGCCCGGAGCCGGTGAGTACGACCTCATCGAGTTCGAGTACGACCCCGATCTCAACCGGCTGGTGATCGTGGTTCGATGAGGGCGTGGAACCCCAGGACGAGCTAGCCCAGCGCATCGTCGCCTACGTCCGCCAGACCGTGCGAGGCGACCAGGTCGACGCCGTGGCCCGCACCGTGTGCATGGTCGTGGCCACGTTGATGGCTGACCCGGCCTTCCTGAACGAACTCCAGGTGATCAAAGACCTACGGGAGCGTGTCGCCTGGCTGCACAACGAGAACCTGATCTTGAAGGACGCACTCACGCAAACCGGGGTCAGACGGCCACCTCGGAAGAAGGCGGCCCCCAAGCGGGCGGCCCCCAAGGTTCGCGGTGGCACGGCGGCCCAGCGGGCGGCGTTCCGAGAGGGCTTCTCGTCCTAGTATCACCACGTGGACGACGTCCCCGACCCCGACCCCGACGACACCGCCGTCACTCACGCCCTCTTCGGGGCCAAGCTGAGCGACGCCGCCGCGGCCTGGTTCCAGCGCAGCGGCCTGCGCCCGTGGACGATCGAGGAGGCCGGGATGGCGAGGCTGGGCGAGGAGGTGCCGCTGGTGTTCGACCGGGATGCCGAGGAAGCGTCCAGGATCTGCATTTGGTGCGGCAAGATTTGCGAATCAATCCCCGATCTAGAAGAGCACGAGGAGGAGTGCGGTGCCTGAGCGCGTGAAGGGCATGAAGGCCGCCAAGGGCGCCACCACGGCCACCAAGAAGGTCTGGGCCGGTCGCTACGTCCACGACGAGGCCTACGACGAGGAGCGCCACGACTGTGGGCCCTGGATCCTCACCCCCGAGAGCTCGCGGGTGCGGGCCATCCGCTACGACTACCAGAACCGGGCCGTCCAGGTGCTCTGGAACGGCCGGTCCGACAGCCGGGGCTACATCTACCTCGACGTGCCCTACGAGCGCTTCCGCAGCTTCATCAGGGCCCGCTCCAAGGGCCGCTACATCAACAGCGCCATGAACAGCTTTGACTACCGGCCGATGACGCCCGACGAGCTCGACGCCCCGTCCGACGACAAGCACTCGGCCATGGGAGCAGCCTGATGCCGGCCAACGACAAGATTTCGGACCTCCAGTTCCGTTACGACAACCCGGAGCTCGGGACCTCCGGCAAGTACCACCGCATCCAGGCCTTCGCCGGCCCCAACCAGGCCCACGTGGGCGAGATGCTGTGGACGAGCAAGCGGATCAGCAACATCCTGGTCGGCGGCCAGTTCCAGCGCCGGGGGGTGGCCACCAGCATGTGGAACGAGGGCCACCGCCTGGCCTCGGAGAACGCCCGCATCCCGGCTCCCAAGCACTCCTCGGACCGCACCAACGCTGGCGACGCCTGGGCCCGGGCCGTCGGCGGCCGGGTGCCTCGACGCAGTTGATCCGGGTCCGCAGCATCCCCATCTACTGGGGCATCGAGACGAAGCCCGTCGACCGCAGCCTGTGGTGTTACTCGGTGCTGCACGAGACGCAGCCTCCCTACCGTCACAGCACCTACGGCGTACGCTTGAGGATCACGCCCAGACACTGGTTACATCTGGGCACCTTCCTCTACGACCGGAACCCTGACTACTTCTCGCTGAGGATCGACCCAACGGACATCGGCAGATGGGGGAAAGGTGCCATTCCGCAGGAGAACGGTGATCGAGGAGCCGATCCCAGCGAGCCGGTTCGACCTCTGGAGCGCTGAGGACGTCTACACGGCCCTGGAGACGGCCTTGTCCCAGGCCACCCATCAGGTCGACCACTGGCGGGCGTGTGACGCCCAGCAGAAGCGTCACGTCATCGACCGTCTGGAGGTGAGCCTGTCGACGGCTGTGGCCGCCACGGCCTCCCTGCGCAGACGGCAAACCCTTTGATAGAGTTTGCATGCCCTACGAGCAACCCGAACTACCCCTGGAGTGGCCCATGTCGACCGCTGACGTCTACACCATCGAGCTCCGACGAGGAGCCCACGGCGACCCCGCCGATGTCGTGCGCATGCACACGGCCCGCAACGTGGCCGATGCCGAGAACCTGATCGAAGCCCTGCGTGACTCGTCCTTCCAGCGTGACGAGGTCACCTGGCAGACCGAGGAGGTGAACGCCGAGGGCAACATGTACGGCCTGGCGCCCGGCGGCATCGTCTACATGATCGCCGTGCGCCCCGCCCTCCACGTCGCCCTGGCGTGAGCCCCCGACCCGACCTGGAAGCCCGTCTCGCCGCCCTGGAGGCCCGTGTCGCCACGCTGGAGCGCTCCCGCCCTGGTCGCAAGCGCAAACCGATCCTGGTGACCCAGGAGGGCGTCTGTGGGATCGACACCGAGCGGGACTCCGCGCTGTGCCCCGACGCCTCGCTCCACCGTCACCGCATGGGGTGTCGCGGCGAGGCGTGTCAACGGGAAGCGACCGCCTACTGGGCGGCATACCGTGGTCAGAGGGTGGCCCGGCCCAAACCAAAGTTGTAGGGTGATATCTCAAGGTGGAAGACGTCAGGGGTTAACCACCGGTTCGGGAGACGGAGTCGACTTCGGTCGACTCCTTCTCTCGTTGTGGGGGCTTGTGCCATGCTGTAGGCAGTGTCCCTCCAGATCACGGACCTCGGTTATGGGCCGGATCCGGAGGAAGAAGAGCCAGACGATCTCTTAGAGGCGCCTGACGAGGAGCCCGAGAGTGCCGTCGACCTCGATCCCGAGATGGCCGGGTTCGTGGACGAGCTCATCAAGCGAATCCTGGTGTTCTGCGAGGAGTTGTCGGGGTTCGAGCTCTTCCCGTACCAGCGCTCGCTGGCCTATCGGATCGTGGAGTCCATCATCTTGAAGGACGCCGAGGAGATCACCGGCATCCAGGCCCGTCAGAGCGGCAAGAGCGAGACGATCGCCACCACGCTGGCCGGCTGCATGGTGATCCTGCCCAAGCTGGCCCTCACGTTCCCGCTCCTGGAGCGCTTCAAGCGGGGCCTGATGGTGGGGATCTTCGCCCCCGTGGACGAGCAGAGCGACATCGTCTTCTCCCGCATCGTCACACGACTCACCAGCGACATCGCCCAGACGATGCTGCTCGACCCCGAGATTGACGAGCGGGTCGACGGCCGGTCGAAGGTGCTGCGGCTCAAGGGCGGGTCGTTCTGCCGCCGCCAGACCGCCAACCCTCGGGCCAAGATCGAGGGTGCGTCGTATCACGTCATCATCATCGATGAGGCCCAGGACGCCGACGAGGCCGTGGTCCGCAAGAGCATTCACCCGATGCTCTCCTTCTACGCCGGCTCCATCATCAAGATCGGCACCCCTGGGTATCACAAGGGCGACTTCTTCAAGGCCATCCAACTCAACAAGCGACGCCAGACATCGAAGCGGTCCCGCCAGAACCACTTTGAGTTCGACTACAAGGTGGTATCTCGCTACAACCACGACTACGCCCGGTTCGTCCAGAAGGAGAAGATCCGCCACGGGGAGGACTCCGAGTTCTTCCAGATGAGGTACGTCCTCAAGTGGCAACTCGACCGGGGCATGCTCATCACCGAGGACGACCTGGACTTCCTGGCCGACCCCTCGATGCGCCTGGTCCAGGGTTGGGCCCGCACCCCCGTCGTGATCGGCCTCGATCCGGCCCGGGTCAAGGACTCCACGGTGGTGACGGCGATGTGGGTGGACTGGGACTTCCCCGACGCCGCCGGCTACCGCGAGCACCGCATCCTCAACTGGCTGGAGATCAACAACACGGAGTGGGAGGAGCAGTACTGGCAGATCATGGAGTGGCTGGACCCCTACAACCTGGCGTTCATGGGGGTTGATGCCCAGGGCATGGGCAGTGCTGTGGCCGACCGCTTCAAGCGCCTGCTGGGTTCCCGCTGCGAGGTGATCCCGTTCTCCTCCGACGCCAAGAACCAGTCGGAGCGCTGGAAGCACCTCATCGAGCTCATGCAGCGGCGCATGTTCGTGTACCCCGGGCACTCGAAGGCCCGCCGAACCAGGGTTTGGCGACGTTTCCGCCAACAGATGGTGGACGCCGAGAAGGTGATGAAGGGTCAGTACCTCCTCATCGAGGCGCCCCACGAGCGCGAGGCCCACGACGACTACGTGGACTCGGCCGCCCTGGCCTGCGCCTGCTCGATGCTGGAGACGGTGCCCTTCGTGGAGCAGGTCGAGTCCCCGTTCTACCGGAGTCGCTGATGGCTGACGTCCACCCCGACCAGTTCGCCAACTTCCCGCACGCCTGGGACACCGGCCCCTCCACGCCGGTTCCCGGCTCCGCCCGTCATCCCCAGGGGCGGCTCTTCAACCCTGGTGGCATGTACACCGGCGACCCCTGGAAGTTGTCACCAGAGAACTGGATGAAGGGTTCCGGTACGCCGGCCCACAACGACATCATCACGTGGCACGGGTCGGAGTCATCACAACTTCCACGTTATGACATGCCCGACATGCGTCAGGTTGATCCCTACGAGCACGAGGGTGCCGACTGGGGCAACGAGGAGATCGACCCCGAGACGGGGGAGTACAACGATGACTACGTCGACTACTCCGTTGATACCAAGGATCGACCGATGGCGGACTACGGGTCGGCGGTTGGCATGCACTTCGGCAGCCCCAACGCCGCCATCTCACGAGGAGAGACATCCTCACCCCGACCCTTCCTCCATGCTGTCCGGCTCCCCGAGTCCACGCTGGCCCCTCCTCCCCGAGGTGGCTTCTCCACGCCTCGTCCTGGTGGCTCCATCGCCGGTGGCGATTACCGCTCGGGCAACCTCATCGTCAACAAGGAGACGGGTGAGCGCACCAAGGACACGCGGTGGTCTGACGCTGCTGCCAACTTCGCCACCAAGGCCACCGATCTGGTCGAATCCGGCCACTCGATCGCCTACCGCAACGACGTCGAGGCCAAGGGCTCTACGAGCTACCGGACCCTCCCCGAGACGGTCCGCACCTGGTCAGAGGATGTGCTGGGCGCCACTTCTCCTCGCACGGGTCGCCCTAGCACACCTGGTGAGCAAGCAGATGTGGCGAGCGGGTTTAGAAATGAGCCGCATCCGGGCCTGGTTCACCTCGCACGTGCGGGCTACAACCCCCAGGTGAGGCCGGGTGTCGACTTCTCTCGACCCGATGATGTGACACTCAAGTTCGCCTCCGGCCGTGAAGAAGACGTCCCCGGTGCGGAGATCGGTGGCGTCGGAACACCGGAGTACCGCCGTCGCACCGACGCGTTCGAGGCCGGCCAGTTGTTCACCATGCGCAAGCCAACCCCCGAACACGCCTGGTAACCCGTCTATGATTCCGCCAAACCGCCCTTAGGAGGGTTCATGTCATACCGCCCAGCCTCCGGCTACGAGCATGCTCTGGCCGTGAACACAGCGCGCCGCGGCCCGCTGCGTTTCGAGGAAGGCGTCGCCACGGACACCGACATCCCCAACGACTTCGGCGTCGGGGCGTACGGCGACCCCAGTGGTGACGGCCGTGGTCGTCCCTTCACTCCGTGGAAGGACGCCGCCGAGACGACCCGTGAACGGGCACATGTCGGCAGCGCCTCGTGGATCGAGGCCCCAACCATGCTCTCGGACTTCGTCATCGGCGCGTCGATCGGACAGGGTCCGCCGCAGTTCGAGATGGAGGTGGGCTCCGAACGGCGCCTCCTCCGCATCAACCCGGCTCAGGTCAACGACTAGAGCCATGACGTCCTCGGGGACCTCCAAGGTCAAGCGCAAGCCGTACATGACGGTCGGCGCGCCCGGACCCAAGTCCCCGAAGATGGCTTCGGGGATGTTCCCCGAGAAGTCCGCCCAGCGCGGCGTCAGCAAGGGGGGAGCGGCAACACCTGGCGGCGCCCGCTCCCCCCTCCTGGGCGAGCCCAACCCGACCGGCCGGCCCAAGTCGAACCTGGGCAAGTACCTGATCAAGCCGTCGCCCACCTCCATCACCGGCTACGAGATGCTGAACGAGAACCCCGACGTGGTCGACAAGGTGCACAAGCAGTACCTCAAGGCCTACGAGCTCCCGCCCCATCTCCAGCCGGTGCGGTTCCAGTCCCCCACGTTGGAGCGCAACCGGGCGCTCCAGATCTCCCGCGGCTGGCGCAAGCCCCGCAGTCGGGCAGGTTGACGTGCCACGACGCTCCTCACGAGGACTGGGCCTCAGCCAGCTTGGTGGCGCCGGTGAGCGCTACCACGTCGGCGCCGAGTCGGGGAACCCCCGCTTCACACCGCGGGGTGGGCCCAAGATGGCCTGGCGCTACGGCGAGATGCCCACGTTCACGCAGCCCCACGAGGTGCTGGCCGCCACCGCCAACATCGCCCACTCGATCCGCCAGGCCAGCCCCGGTGAGCGAGCTCATGGTGAAGAGTGGTACCCCAAGGTGCACGAGGCGGTGTCCAAGGGCATCCGCAAGCGGGGCTTCCTGTCCGGGGCCAGCGACAAGATGCTCACCGGCTCAGCGCTGGTGGCCGCCGTCAGCCCCAACATGGACTGGGACAAGAACAACATCGGCGCCTTCAAGGAGTTGGCCAGCCTCAAGTCCAGCCACTGGGCGGCCATCAACCGGGGCGACAAGAGCCCGGTGGCCGGCATGTCGATCAACGCCGCCACGGTGCCCAACCTCCAGAAGGCCGGGCGCCTGATCGCCGGCGCTGACCCCAACGCCGAGCTCCACCCGGGGCGGGCGCCCAAGACGCACTCCTTCATGCACAACATCCACGACCCGTCAGACCCTGGTTTCGTCACGATCGACGGCCGGGCCTTCGACACGATGACCAACCGGATGCGCTCGTGGGAGGTCAACCGGGGCCTCACCGGCGGCGCCAGCATGAACAAGCGCTACACGGCCGGACGCAACATCTGGCAGGCCGTGGCCGGCGACATGGGGATCCACCCCAGCGCCGCCCAGGCCATCTCGTGGTCCCACACCAAGTACGACCTGGAGCAGACGGGGCGCACCCGCAAGCAGGGCCCCAACCGCACCGGTCAGCCGTACTTCCACCCCGAAACCGGCGCCCCGGCGCTGCACGCCGGACAGTTCGGCCGATGAGCAAGCTGCTACAGCGTTGGGACCGCACGAAGCACGACGTCCTCGACGTCGATGCCTTCGCTGACGAACATGTCCTCCAGCATCGGCTGGGCGGCCCGGGCGTAGCGGATGGCCATGACGGCGTCCTCGGGGTCCATGGGTCCGGTGAGGAGATCGCAGATCTCCAGCAACATCCTGGCGTCTTCGGGGCTGATCTCCATGGGGTCGTATCATAATGGGCGTCGCCTTCTATCCGGCGTCCTACAGGGCGGCA